GATCAATTGAAATTCCAACAGATGATTTAGAATCAGCGAAGAAAGCTGCTGCTCGTTGGGCTTTACAAAACCCTCGTCCAGAAATAGAAGCAATAGATCCTACAGAAAGGGCAGCGCAGCTAGGTGACGAGGATGTATCTACTCTTGGTGATATCCCTAAAGGTGTAGTGGCGGGAATGGTAGGAATGGTTTCTGGAGCGGTATCTCTTCCAGGAGATCTCATTGACTTAGTTTCTCAAGACGAAGGAGAGGAAAGCATAGGTCAAGGTATAAGAGATGTCTTTGATACCATCACACCAACTACAAGAACTGGTGCTGGTAAAGCAGTAAAGTTTATTACTCAGTTTGTTTTACCTGGCACAGCCGCATCTAAAATAGCACAGGCAAAAAACCTTGGAAAATTAGGTCAGATTGGAGCCTTTGCTGCCGCCGATGTCTTAGCAACCACCCCTGATGTAGAAACCATGGGGGATTTTTTTGATGGAGGACCAACCAAAAGAATAGATACCGAAAACCTTGCTGATTCAGATGTTGCAGCAGCTAACATAGCCAACAGATTTAAGGTAGCAGCAGAAGGAACAGCGTTGTTACTTGGTGGACCAGCGGTTATTAAAGCTGTAGCTAAAGGCGCAGGGCCAGCAGTAGATAATCTGGCACAGTATGGTCCAGTTAAATCTGCCGCTGAAGGAATCAGGGCAAATATCTTAGACAATGTCGGACCTATAGCTGACTTAGAAAACCCTACATTCATATCAAGAAACATAAGAAACGCAAGAAACAAACTTAGAGAGTCTGAGATTGGAGCTAAGGCTGGAAGGCTTTTTTCTTTTAAAGGCAATCAAGCCGATGACGTTATGCAGAGCTTGAGATATTTAAAGATACATCAAGTGTCTGAAGCTGATAAAAGAATAAGAAAAGAGCTATCGTCTTTAACTGATGGGCTAGAAGTATTAAATAGAAATGGCGCTCTTAATAAGACTGATCAAGAAGCAATTATAGATTCTATTAATGATTATATTTTTGCATCTCCCAAGGGAAATCTTTCAAGAGAAACAGTTCAGTCTAATGCTGGAAAATTTTTAAAGGATATGGATACCAGGTTTAAAGAAATTGATAATAAAATAACTTTAAAAAATCGCTTAGGAACATCTGGAACAAAAGGCTTGCTTACTGGAAAGACTAGAGATTTAAGCTTGTTAAACTCCGCATCAGGAGTAAGAACTCAAATTGATGAGCTATCTGAAATTATTAGAAGAGATTTAACTGATCCTAACGATGAAAATTTTAATAGATCTTTGTTAGAAATCATTGGAGAAAACGAAAGCTTTTATGGAAGAAGAGTTTACCGAGCATCAAGAGATGATTGGGATCCTCTGAAAAAAGCTGATGGATCAGCTGATCCAGCGAAACAAAAAAAATACGATGCCGCTATAGATAATATACTTGCAAACAATGAATCCGCTGCGGCAGCAGCAGGCGGGGTATCCCAGTTCGGTGAGAAGGAAGCAAAAGAAGCATTGCAAAAAATAATGGGAAACGTAAAAACTTTTTCTAATGCAAACATGAAACCTTCGGACATGTTTGATGATAAAACTCTTAAAGGTATTTCTACAGGAATATTAAAAGATAGAAAGTTAGATAACCTTCCCGCTGTAAGAGATTTTCTAGGAGAGTATACCGGGGCTAGAGATATCATGGGAGCCGTTGGTAGAACAAAAGAATTAGATGGGTCTATTAAACAATCAACCACCATAGGTAAGATAAGAGAACAAACTCTTGATGAGCAAAAGGTAGGTTTGCAATATAGAGTTTCTGAAACCGTTAGCAAAATGACTAACATGATTCAGCAGAAAAAGTTTTTTGAAAATATAAACAAGCACAATGAAAATTTAAAACAAATGCCAGGTAACAGGCAGTTTCTTTTTGATGATCTTCCTGTTGACGCAAAAATTTCGCAAGAATATATAGAGCTTGGCAAAGCATCAAACCCTTCAGACGTTTTGCGATACGGACCTCTTACAGGAAAGTATATTAAAGGAGAATATGCAAGAGCCTTTGAAGATGTTCCTACCGTTATAAATTTTGGTAATGATACAAATGTTCTTGGCAGACTATATGCTACATTCCTTGGAATAAAAGGCATGTCACAGATAGCCAAGACTGTATACAGTCCAATCACTCAGATAAGAAATGCCACCACGGCGGCATTGTTTGCTATTAAGAATGGAAACTTTGGTAACGGAGAAGACTTTACAACCTCTGTAAAAGTTGTCTTCCAACAAATTAATGACAACATAGCTTTCTCCAGTAAAGGAGGAAATCGCTCTATAGCAACTACGGAAGAGATCGATAAATTTTATAACGAGATGATACGCAGAGGTGTAGTTAACACCAACGCAAAGGTCGGTGAGTTTGAAGACCTGTTAGGGGATGCAGCAAAGGCTGGGTACTCCCCAGGTTGGACCTCAAAAGTTTTACAAACAGCACAAAATACTCAGAACAGATTTTCTGGAAAGCTTTACCAAGGGTCTGATGATGTTTGGAAAATATATAGTTACTTTGCAGAGCTAGGCAGACTTCAAGGCGCATTTAAAAATGTTAAGCAAGGCGGCTCACTTAATATAAAATCTACCGATGTTGAAAACATAATTGATTTTGCAGGTCAAGCTACACCGAATGGTTTTGTTAATGTTAAAAGCTTAGGTGCAGAAGATGCTGCTGAATTTTTAAGAAGAGAAGCTGCAGAGATTGTCAAAGATACTGTGCCTAATTACTCAAGAGTCCCTGAGTTTATTAAAGAGTTAAGGAAAGCTCCCTTCGGAAACTTTATTGCTTTCCCCGCAGAAGTAATTAGAACAAGCGGTAACGTATATGGCAGAGCCATTAGAGATTTGGGTAGTGATTCCCCGGAGATAAGATCTATAGGGATGAGAAGGTTGGTGGGAAGCCTGACCGTTGATGGCGCGTTAGGTGCTGGGTTAGTAACTGCAGGGTTGGCTTTGACCGGGACAAGTCGAGAGCAATTAGAAGCATACAAGAGATCCTTTACCGCTGATTACGATAGAGACTCAATACTTATTCCTATCTCTACAGACAAGGATGGAAACCTCAGAGAGGTATTTAACTTCTCTTATACAAACCCTTATGATTATCTTACTAGGCCAGCAAGAGCAGTATTCAATGCAGTTAACGATGGCGTTGCTTCAGAAAAAGATTTAACTGAGATATTCAGGTCTAGTCTTTGGGAAGGAATGATAGAAGCAGTTGCTCCTTTTGGTAGCGAGTCAATCATGACTGAAAAGATTTTTGACTTAGGCAGGAACCAAACAAGGTATGGCAGAAGTATTTGGGGTAAAGCAGACCCTCTTGGATTAGTAGCTTCAAAAGGGTTTGCACATCTTCTAGATGGAATAACTCCAGGAATTTCCCCCGTTAGATTTAGAGGGGATGTGGCAGGACAAGATATTCAGCTAGGTAACTTTACATTTGGCGCAGACATAGGAGAATTTCCTAAGGCAATAGGTTTGGCTGTTGGCCTGGACCCAGTGACCGGGGTAAATAGAAGAGGTGAGAGAATAGATGCTGCAGGAGAGTTTGTAGAAGCTTTAACTGGTTTAAAATTAATGAAGCCAAAGATTGATTTAACTCTAACCTATCGCGGTTACGAGGCAAGCAACTTAGTAAGAGAAGCTTCTGGAATATTTAACAAGATAGCCAAGTCTAAAACTGGAATGAGCCCAGAAAATATTACTCAAGCGTATATTGTTTCTAACGAGCAAAGGTTTAAAGCGTTACGAGATTTAAACATGGCAATCGAAGATGCTAGAACTTTAGGGCTTAAAGATAGCGAGATAATAAAGTCTTTAAAGAAAGCAAAGACTTCTAACATACCTCTTCTTATGGCTGGAAAGTTCAAACCATTCTATCCTTCTTCAGAAACAATAAAGCTTGCTATACAGGCCCAAGATAATAAGATGTCTAACCCTTTTGACTTTGGAGAAATGAGAAGATTATACGGAGAAGGATACGGAAAATCTTTTATGCCAGATAAAAAGAAAGAGAAGGATGAATCTAGAGCTAGACAACTAGAAGAGATTAGGCAGAAAGCACAAGCTGTTCAATCAACGACAACGGAACTACCTGAGATGCAAATGCCAGAACCAGTACAGCCTATGGCTCCTGTTTCTGTGGGATCTGCCGCGCTAAGGCAGGCGGAGATAGATAAACTAACAGGAATCTAATTGATACCTCAACGTAAGCGTAAGAGTAAGTACTTTGCAAAGAAGGTTGAGTACGATGGCATCGTCTTCGACTCTAAGCTTGAGGGTGCTAGGTACAAAATCCTGAAGGGTATGGAAGATCAAGGCTACATCTATGACCTTGAGGTACAGATACCATACGAGTGCGTTGTAGAGGGTAAGAGAATCTGCAAATATATATCTGACTTCAGGTATAAGTGCGGAGAAGATGTCATTGTAGAGGACACCAAGGGGATTATAACGGCAGTGTTCTCGTTGAAGAAGAAGTTAGTCGAAGCCCTGTATCCAGGGCTCGTTATCCAGATCATTGTCGATCCAAGAGAGTTACCTAGAACGGAGTATTATCCTCGTCCATAACTTGTACCTTCTCAAGGTTATCGAACTCCCCGTCAAAGAAGTTTCTTAGTTTCTCCATGTCAGATATCCCGGTAAACATATAGTCTATCTTGGATAGCTCACGCATCTCAGGGCTGCTGAACTGCTTATCACCCAGCTTATCTGCCGTGACATTGTAGAACGTAAAGATACCAGCACTGTACGCCATGACATCATCAGTACATTCCTCCTCGATGAGATCTGCCCTAACAAGGTTGGGATTCCATCGATGATCCCGACATCCCTGCTTCTGCTCATCGAGGGTCAGGTCTTTACTGAATCTACTGCAGTGCCATGCTGCCTTATCGCTTTCCATATCAGGCTCACAGGAGTCACAGTTCCTGCAGTTAACTGACGGTGGTAAGCGATGGCCGAGGTAAGTACCCCTGTACTGTTCAGTCTCATTCTTTAACCGCCAATCAGTTTCGTTCAACCCAGCGCCGGGCTTGTCAGAAGAGATG